GGCGAGCCTTATACTTCTAAGAAGATTAATACACTTGACAATGCACAGCAATAATATATTATCCTATATATAACAGAAAGGAATATATGAAAACAAAACAACAAATAGAATACAATGGCAAGACAATTAAAATGCCATTTGAAATACATGAGCTAGACTTAGATACAATGGAACGAGATGCATCTAATCACTTCAGTGGGGAAACTACAACTCTACCACAGTTTGCTTTAGCTGTTCGTAATGCAATCTTAAATGCTGAGTTAGCTAGTAATTATTCTAAAGTGCGTAAAGGTTTGGACTGGTTCAGACAGCACTTTGCTAAACAATACATGGTTCTGTTAGACTAGTAACTAGTGACGTGGTACCAATAGAGGTACCACGTCCAATCCAAAAATTTAAATCAATCACATAAACAAAAATATATATAAAAAAAGGGGTCCCTAAAACTTACCCTTTATGCCTTGATTTATACATTCATAGGCTGTAAATTCATTTTAACATCAAAAGGAAGATGCAAAAAAATTTTGCAAAAAATTTTTCAAATGGACATAGATTTAAAAAAGATAAAAAGATTACCACCTGATATTAGAAAAGAGTTTATGCAGACTCTTGTTAAATATGATGATTTAAAAAAACGAGACAAAATACAAAATAACTTTATGGATTTTGTTAAACATGTTTGGCCTGAGTTTGTAGAAGGATCTCATCATAAAAAAATAGGTGATAAATTTAATAGAATTGCAAAAGGAGAATTAAAAAGAGTTATTATTAATATGCCACCTAGGCATACAAAATCCGAATTTAGTTCCTTCTTACTCCCTGCTTGGATGATTGGTAGAAATCCAAAATTAAAAATTATTCAATCCACTCACACCACAGAACTTGCAGTACGATTTGGACGTAAAGCAAAAACATTAATGGACAGTGAAGAGTATAAACAAATCTTTGACACTCGTCTCAGGGAAGACTCACAAGCTGCTGGTAAATGGGAAACTCAACAAGGTGGAGAATACTTTGCTGCCGGTGTTGGATCAGCGATTACAGGTCGTGGTGCAGATTTATTAATTATTGACGATCCACATTCTGAACAAGATGCATTAAATGTAGATGCTCTTGAGAGAGCTTATGAATGGTATACGTCAGGACCACGTCAACGTCTTCAACCGGGTGGAACAATTGTCTTGGTTATGACTAGATGGAATACCAAAGATCTAACAGGTAAATTATTAAACGCACAAAAAGAACCAAAATCTGATCAATGGGAAATAATAGAATTCCCTGCCATCATGCCAAGTGGTGAACCGGTATGGCCAGAGTTTTGGAAACTCGATGAATTAGAAGGAGTCAAAGCATCTTTAAGTATTGGTAAATGGAATGCACAGTGGATGCAAAACCCAACTTCAGAAGAAGGAGCTTTGATCAAAAGAGAATGGTGGAAGAAATGGGAAGGTGATGTTCCTGCATTGCATCATGTTATTCAATCTTATGATACAGCTTTTATGAAAAAAGAAACGGCAGACTATTCAGCTATTACAACTTGGGGAGTTTTTTATAAAAACGAAGATAGTGGTCCACAATTAATTTTATTAGACGCTGTAAAAGATAGATTAGAATTTCCTGAATTAAGACGTGTTGCATTAGAACAATATCGATATTGGAATCCTGAAACAGTTATTGTTGAATCTAAAGCTTCTGGACTACCATTAACTTATGAATTAAGGAAAATGGGTATCCCAGTAATTAACTTTACACCTTCCAAAGGAAATGATAAACATACTCGTGTTAACTCAGTCGCACCTCTTTTTGAAAGTGGATGCATATGGGCGCCCACCGACCAACAATTTGCACAAGAGGTGATTGAGGAATGTGCAGCTTTTCCTTATGGAGATCATGACGACTTAGTTGATAGTATGACACAAGCTGTAATGAGATTTAGACAAGGCGGGTTTTTAGAGCATCCTGAAGACTATCAAGATGAACCTTTACCTCAGCCAAAAAGGGTGTATTATTAGGCATGACTGTTATAAAAGGAATTGGTATTGCAATAAAAGGTTTGGGAAAAGCTCTCAAAAAAGATCCATCTACACCTATCAATCCATTTAAACCAACAACAGGTTTAAAACAAACAGAAGCTTATAAAAAGAAAATTAAATCAAAACAGGTAAAACCAGAATGAAAGCCTTATTAGCACTAATTAAAAAATTATATGGCTCTAAAGCTTTATCTAAAACTATAGGTACAAGAACGAATGTTATTACTTTACCTGATAAAGATACAAAAAGATTTATAACTAATGAATTAAATATTGAAGCCGCTTCTGATGCTGCAGCTAAGAAAGCTTTTGAAGATGCTGAAAAATTAATTCCTGATATTCCTAAAATGAATGACCAGGAGATTTTAACATTCACTGGTAATTTAAGAAGACTAGATAATAAATTAAATCCACCCTCAGCAGAAGTATTTGAATTTGGAACTAAGCAACCTGTCTCTAAAGAAGGGATTGCATCGTTAACAGAACAAGCAGGACAAATGTCTCCTCCAGGTACTTTGATGGGTAACCTCGAATCTCGCATCAACAAACTAAAAGCGAGCGGCAAGAAGCTAGAAGATATTACTAAAGGTAAGGGTATGAGTTTTGAAGACTTGTTACAAGATCCAACAAGATCCGGTGGACCTTTAGATCCTAAAGTTGGAATTGTAAGAACGGCAGCTAGAGAGATTTTAGAAAAAAATTTAAAAGCGGGTAAAATTGATATTCCTGATGAAGCTGCAAAAGATGCAATTTTAAAATCCTATCAAGGTGGAGTAGATCCTATTGATGTATTAAGAAAAACTTATGGAGAAGGTGTCTTAGAACAATTAGATGATATTGCAGATGAATTAAATAAAGCTAGTGACTACAAAGACATACAAAAAATTTTACAAAGAGAAAAATTATTTGAGGCTAAACCTAAAAAAACTTACGGCTATGATGAAGGAGTATACTCAGATGAAGAAATGGCAAAAATTTTAACAGAAGCTTCTGATGAACCAACAGTTATTTCAGCAGATTCACCCGAAGGTAAAAAAATTACGGAAGCATTAATTGGTAAACCAAAAGCTAAAGTTACAGAATTATTAACTGCAGAAAAAATTATTGCTGACATGAATAAAATGGATCCTATGGATGCTATGTATGAAGCCAATAAAGTTTTAAAAAAAGAAGGTAAGTATAAAAATTTAAAAGATGAAGATGTTCAAAAGATTATGTCTGAAACAGAAGATAGTATTTTTGAAAGAAATATTCCTGAAGAACCTGAAGATTTTGCAACAGGTGGCAGAGTGGGTTATCAAGAAGGTGGAAATGTTTTTAGTCAATATCAAAATTATTTAAGTGATTTACAAAATAGAGCTGCAGGAAATATATATTCTCCTATGATACCATTCACTACAGCGCCTGCTACAACAGGTGAAAATGTAGAACAAGAAACTACACAATTTAATCCAACTACATTCAATCCAACTTTTATGGATATGGTTACACTTGCAATTAACCCTGCTATGGGAGTTGCAAACCTTGCTTCAAGAACTCAAACAGGTTTAAGTTTAGCTCAAAGAGCAATGGATGCTTTTGGAATTGGAAGAGGACCTGGTGGAAGAACTGCAGGTTTTGGTGTGGACTCTATGGCAGGTATGGCTTCAGGTCCAACTTTTGGAGTTGATGATGTTAACTCTCAATCTGTTGGAGCAGATGCATCCGCAGGTGGCGAAGCAGGAGCCGCAGCCGCAAGTGCAGCTGGAGCTAATGATGGTCCTGGTACAAGACAACTTTTAAATAAAGGTGGCAGAGTTGAAATGGCATCAGGTGGTATTGCTGCACTGAAAGCTTTGTTAAATTTCTTTGCAAAACAAAAAGGTAAAAAAGGTTCTGACATGTTGAAAGAAATTAATCCAAAGAGATTAGGTTTTCTTCAAAACATGTTAATGAAATCAGATAAAGAAATGTTAAATCAAAATAGAATGGATTATTTAGAAGATTTATCTGACATTATTAAATCAGATAAAAAATTATTAGATACAATAAAAGAAATGCCTGCTGATCGACAAGCCACATTTTTTAAATCTGCTAATGAAGGTGGTAATAAAGGTAGACTCGATGTGTATAGAAATCCTGATTTTAATATTGATGATGCCATTGGCGAGATTGAACAAATGAAAAAAAATTTAAAATTTAAAGACGTCCCTGAAAAAGAAGTTAAACGACAAATGAATGCAAGCGGCGGAGTTGCCTATTTGATGGGATTGTAAGCTATGTCTAAATCAGAAAATGTAGCTATCTATAAATACCTGACACGACCAGCTAGTCCCCAGCTCCCAGGAGCGAGCAGCGAGAGGCAAATGTTTGCTAAAGGCACAACCATTGAATCTCAATTACCTTTAGAAGATTATGTAACTATTGTTAAAGAAATGGTGGCAGATCCAAATTATAGACCACCGGTTAATCTTAATGCAAAAGAAGTAGGAAGAATTCCTAATTTTGAAAAAGCAAAAGAAATAGTTAAACAAGAAATGGGAGAGGGATTTACTCAAGCTTATCAAAGAAATCTTAATCGAGGTAGAAAAGTAAGAGCAAAAGAAAAAAGAAAAGTAGATCCAGAATTAAAAGCAAGATACTTAGCTGCAAAAGCTGAAAGAAGAAGAGCAGGTAGAATTGAAAAACTAGGAGGAGATGTAAAAATGACTCCTCAAGAAAAATTTTTAAACTTTCAACAAAGTTTAGTAACTAAACAACTTAATGAAAAAATAAGACAGAACCCTGATTTGATTTTAAAAAATGAAGCTTTAATGGATCAATTATCTACAACGGTAGATAAAAATGGAAATATTATAAAAGTTAAACCAACATTAGAAGATATTGAAAATAGAGGTATTTTTGAAATAGAACACCAAAGAGATATTTATAAAAAAGGAAAAATGAAAGACTTTCCTTATAATAGAAATTTAATATTAGGACCTTATAATAGGACTGGTGGTTTTAAAGAAACAGCAGAAAAATTTATTGAAAAATTTCCTGATCCATCTAATCCAAAAGTTCAAGCAATTTTAGAAAAGGCAGATGAGTTAGGAGTTACTATTAGACCTAACGTAGCTGAAGGAATTTTTCCAACTAAAGCTTTAGGATACAAACAAGTTGCAGACCCTGTTAAAAAATTTATTGATGTTGCAATAAAAGTTACTCCTACATTAGCATCTAATGATTTAGGTATTCCAAGTTATCAAGGTGATATTGATATGGCTAAAAAAGCTTTAGGAGTTAAACAATTAAAATCAGAATTTTTTCCTGGAGTAAAAGCAACTGGAGAATTTATTTCTGAAACATTTCAAGATCTAGCAACTAAAGGTTCTCGTACTAAAGGTCTTATAAAACTTTTAGGAGGTGCAGGGGCTGCTTATGGTATTTATGATACAGGAGTTGCATTTCAAGAAGGAAAGTCTGTTCCTGAAATGGCATTTCGATTTGTAGGTGCGGATCCTATTTACAACATGATTAAAGAATACAATCGTCTTCCAGAAGAAGCACAAGCGATTCAGAAAAAAATAAATGCACAACAATCTTTTGATGCAGCTCAGTATGATGCCATGGACGAAGGCCTGGTTGGATTAACAGGAAGACCGGAAGTAACCGATGAAGAAAAAATATTTTTAGATGAACAAAAGAAAATAGTAAGAGAAAAAATTGAATCTGAAAATGAAGCAAGAGCTGAAGGAAGAATGGGACCTATTAATATGATTAAACAAAAAATATTTGAAGTGACAGGTCAACCTTATTCAGTTGCGTTCGCAAATGGTGGAAGAGTATTATTACAAGATGGTGGTAAACCCGTTAATGTTGGTAGAAGAAAATTTTTAAAAGTTGTAGGACAAACAACAGCGCTTGCAGCTGCTTTACCTTTCTTGGGTAAGTTTATTAAACCGGCAACGAAAGCTGCACCAGAAGTTATGGAAGTAATATCAAGATCAGCAGATCAAATGCCAACATATTTAACAAAATTAATTGAAAAAATTAAAATGATGGGTACTTCTAAATTTATAGGTAAGATGGATAGTCCAGATGAATTTATGAGATATGAATTAGGTGAATATGAATTATATGAAGGAGCGGGTGGAGCAAGATTAAAACGATTTAGAGATAGAGGAGATATGGGTTATGAAGAATTTGAAATGCAAATTAAAAAGGACCCTAGAACAGAATACATGGAATATGATGAAGCAACAGCAAGACCTGATGGAGATGGTAAATTAAAAGATATTGATTTTGGTATTGATGATGATGTTCATTTAGAAATGAAAAAGTTTGCTGATGAAGACTAATACACCTTACAAACATGGAAAAAAATCTGGTCCGCCTCCTAAAAAAGGACCTCAGTCACAGGGCTTGAATTTACAATATAATACTGTTAAAACAGTAAAACTGGAGAAAATAAATGGCAGACATCGACAAAGCTCTTCCTAATGTAGAGCAAAATATAACTGTACCTTCTGAAGTTGAAATTGAAGAATCTCAATTACAAGAACAAGAAGATTTAGCAGAAAAAGGTGATCCTATTGAGATACAGGAAAACGAAGATGGATCTGTAGATATTAACTATGATCCTGCTATTGCTTCTATTGAAGGAACACAAAATCATTATGATAATTTAGCTGAACATTTACCCGATGATGTTTTAGGTAGATTATCCTCTGACCTATTTCAAAATTATCAAGATTATAAAAATTCAAGAAAAGATTGGGAAAGTTCTTACAGACAAGGACTAGATCTTCTAGGGTTCAAATATGAAAATAGAACTGAACCTTTTAGTGGTGCGTCAGGTGCAACCCACCCTGTATTAGCAGAAGCAGTGACTCAGTTCCAAGCTTTGGCGTACAAAGAATTATTACCTGCAGAAGGACCTGTTAGAACACAAATATTAGGATTAACAACACCAGAAAAACAACAACAGTCTCAACGTGTTAAAGATTTTATGAATTATCAACTCATGGATCAAATGAGAGAATATGAACCTGAGTTTGATCAAATGTTATTTTATTTACCTTTAGCAGGATCATCATTTAAAAAAGTTTATTATGATGAAGTCATGCAAAGAGCTGTGTCAAAATTTGTACCAGCTGATGATTTAATTGTTCCGTATACAGCTACCTCATTAGATGATGCGGAAGCAATTATTCATCGTATTAAAATTTCTGAAAACGAATTACGTAAACAACAAGTTGCAGGTTTTTATAGAGATATAGATATTCAACCAGGACAATTGAATGAAGATGATCTTGAGAAAAAAGAACATGAATTAGAAGGCAGAACTAAAACTGGAAGAGATGAAGATGTATTTACAATATTAGAATGTCACGTGAATTTAGATTTGGAAGGATTTGAAGATGTGGGGCCCGATGGTGAGCCGACTGGAATAAAACTTCCTTACATTGTAACTCTAGAAGAAAACTCTAGAGAAATTTTATCCATCAAAAGAAACTATGAAATAGAAGATCCTAAAAGATCTAAGATTCAATATTTTGTACATTTCAAATTTTTACCTGGACTTGGTTTTTATGGTTTTGGTTTAATACACATGATTGGCGGTTTATCTAGAACTGCTACATCTGCTTTACGACAGTTACTTGATGCAGGTACATTATCAAACTTACCTGCTGGTTTTAAACAACGAGGTATAAGAATTAGAGATGATGCACAGGCAATACAACCTGGTGAATTTAGAGATGTAGATGCACCGGGAGGAAACATCAGAGATTCCTTTATGATGTTACCATTTAAAGAACCTTCGCAAACTCTCTTACAGCTTATGGGTGTCGTTGTAACTGCAGGTCAAAGATTTGCTTCAATAGCAGACTTGCAAGTGGGAGATGGGAATCAACAAGCCGCGGTGGGAACGACAGTTGCGTTGCTTGAAAGAGGAAGCAGAACTATGTCTGCGATTCACAAAAGAATTTATGCATCTTTAAAAAATGAATTTAAATTATTAGCAAGAGTTTTTAAACTTTATCTACCTGCTGAGTACCCTTACGACGTGGTTGGTGGTCAAAAAATGATTAAACAAACTGATTTTGATGACCGTGTAGATATCCTGCCAGTTGCAGATCCAAATATTTTCTCACAAACACAGCGTATTTCTCTTGCGCAAACGGAACTGCAATTGGCACAGTCCAATCCTGCAATCCACAATATGTACAATGCATATAGGCATATGTATGAAGCATTAGGTGTAAAAGATATTGATCAAATTTTAATTCGTCCACAACCCCCACAACCAAAGGACCCTGCGTTAGAACACATTGATGCTCTCGCAGGGAAACCATTCCAAGCCTTTCCAGGGCAAGATCACAGAGCACACATTACAGCTCATTTAAATTTTATGGCAACAAACATGGCTAGAAATAATCCTGTGATTATGGCTGCATTAGAAAAAAATTGTTTTGAACATATTTCTTTGATGGCACAAGAACAAGTTGAAGTAGAGTTTAGAAATGAAATTCAACAACTACAACAAATGAATATGCAAATGCAACAGAACCCACAAATGGCTCAACAAATGCAAATGCAAGCTAGAATGTTATCAGAAAAAATTGAATCTAGAAAAGCAACATTGATTGCAGAGATGATGGAAGAATTTATGAAGGAAGAAAAAGAAATTACTTCACAATTTGATAATGATCCTATTGCAAAACTAAGAGCAAGAGAATTAGATCTTAGAGCAATGGAAAATGATCGTAAAAAACGTGAAGCAGAAGAGAGATTGAACCTTGATAAGATGAAATCCATGATGAATCAAATGACGGATCAACAAAAATTAGAACAAAATGAAGAATTAGCTAATTTAAGAGCTGATACTTCACTTACAAAAACAGTTTTACAACATGAATTAAAAAATAAAGGAGACATGTAATGAATAAAGGACAGAAAAAAATTAAAAAAGTGATGAAAGAGTTCAAAAAAGGTGAACTTAACATTGGAAAAAGCAAAAAGAAGGTAAAAAGTAAGAAACAAGCAATTGCAATTGCACTTTCTGAAGCCGGAAAAAGCAAAAAGAAGAGATAATTTATGTTTCCATGGTCTTTAATTGGTACTGCACTTAAAACTGGCGCTGAAATTTATAAAAATAAGAAAAAATCTGAAATTATAATGTCAGAAGCACAAATTGTGCATGCTGAAAAGATGAAACGCGGAGAAATTGAGTTTACCGGACAAATTGCAAAGAATCAAAAAGGGGATTGGAAGGACGAATTCATACTTTTGACCTTGTCGTCACCTCTATTTTTACTTGCATACAGCGTATTTGCAGAAGACGAAGAAATTGGAAGAAAATTAGACTTGTATTTTGATAAACTCCAGTCTATGCCTTGGTGGATAATTTCATTATGGGTAGCTGTGGTTGGAGCCGTGTACGGAATCAAAGCTACTGAATTAAAACAATTTGGAGGTAAAAAATGATAAAGAAAATATACAATAAAATTTGCCATATCGTATGCAAAGTGTTAAAAATTACACCATGCATTTGTAAACACGAATGTGGATGTAAAAAGGAGGCAAAAAATGGCTAAGAAAAAATTTCCAGATTTAACTGGAGACGGAAAAGTAACTAAAGCTGATGTTTTAAAAGGTAGAGGCGTATTTGCTATGGGTGGACCTGTTGAAGTTAAAGTAGATGATGCTGTTGACATGGTAGGAAATCCAAAAGGTAAAAAGAAACCAATTCAAATTAAAGGTTGGGGTAAAGCGAGACACTAATCATGGCTAAACTTTGTGCTAGAGGTAAAGCTGCAGCAAAAAGAAAATTTAAAGTGTACCCAAGTGCATACGCTAACATGTATGCTTCTGCTGTTTGTTCTGGCAAAGTAACACCAGGTGGTAAAAAAAGAAAAAAAATGGCTACCGGTGGTTCAACTAATTCTAAGATTGCTACAGGATGTGGCAAAGTAATGTCCAATAGAAGAAAAAAAACTAAATATGTCTAGTGGTGGTTTACGTAAATGGGTAGCAGAGAAATGGGTAGACATTGGAGCTCCAAAGAAGGATGGCAAGTATCAACCTTGCGGGAGATCGAAGGGGAGCAAGAGGAAGTATCCAAAGTGTGTCCCTATTGCAAAAGCACGCTCCATGAGTGCTTCACAAAAGGCGAGTGCGGTCAAACGAAAGCGCCAAGCGTCGAACACTGGCCCTAAACCAACAAACGTAAAAACAATTGTAAAAAGAACTAA